AGTCTATAGTATTCTGTCTACCAGGTAGAGGGGTATCATATGCATATCTAAAGTCTTTCGTTCAACTTTGCTTTGATCTTGTTCAGAGTGGGGCAAGTATACAAATTTCACAAGATTATAGTTCCATGGTGAACTTTGCAAGATGTAAGTGTCTTGGTGCGAATGTTTTAAGAGGACCAGAGCAAATTCCATGGGATGGTAAGTTAAAGTATGATTGGCAATTATGGATTGACTCAGACATCGTTTTTAATTCTGAGAAGTTCTGGCAATTAATTCTTATGGAGAAAGATATTGCAGGTGGTTGGTATGCTACCGAAGATGGTAAGACTACTTCTGTAGCACATTGGTTAGAAGAGGATGATTTTCGTAACAATGGTGGAGTGATGAATCATGAGACTGTCGAAAGTATATCCAAAAGGAGACAACCATTCACAGTAGACTATACAGGTTTCGGATGGTTATTGATAAAGAACGGAGTATTTGAGCACGATGGACTACCTTATCCATGGTTTGCACCAAAGATGCAGGTATTCGATTCAGGAGAAGTTCAGGATATGTGTGGAGAGGACGTTTCTTTCTGTCTCGATGCAAAGGAAGCAGGTTTTGAAATCTGGTGCGATCCTCGTATAAGGGTTGGGCATGAAAAAACAAGAGTCATATAGTATATTTCGAAACGGCAAAGAAGTATTCTCCCAACTCACTGAAGGAGAATACTTTGACCGTATGCAAGATTATGCAATTGAATTTTACCAGACTGGGCATCCCACTGAGGATGAATTGAAAACTATTATTAACACGGAGGACTAATGGCAAAGGCAAAAACAGGACTATCAGGTGCTGATACTATAGAGGCAACACCGAAGAAGTCTCGACAAGGAAGGGGCAAACACTCAAAATATTCGGCAACATCCCGTAACTCGGCTCGCAAAAGATATAGAGGACAAGGAAAGTAAATAAAGGACTCCATTTTATATGGGGTCTTTTTTATTGACAATTCATATAAATAGATAAAAAACTATTACAATGTCTTCTGTCTATAGACCCTTTCCAGAAAAATTGGGAGGACAAAACGCAGCCACCTTTGTAGGAAATGAAGGGGATTTATTTTACGATCCAACAACAACCACTCTTAGAATTTCTGATGGAAGCACCCCAGGAGGTGTAGGAATTGGGGGTGGTGGTTCTACTACTTTAGATAAAATAGAAGAAGGTAATACTTCTGTTGAAACTATTGATACAGGTAATAATGGTATAATTAAATTTGAAACAGAAGGTACTGATCGTTGGAAGATTACTAGTGGTGGTCACATCATTCCATATGCTAATGCTGCTTATGATATAGGTAATGCAGAGTATAAGGTAAGACATTTATTCTTATCTGATAATACTATGTACTTCCAAGGAGATTTCCTTAAAGTAGCACAACATAACTCAGGTGGAGCTGCTCAAGCACCAAGTTATCTTATCCCACTTTCTAAGTTAAAGGATGCTTTAAATGCATCTGGTGACTTTGAAGCATTCAAAGCAGCAATTCTTGCTATTGCTGATGCCTAGTTAATATATAATATAGTTTTGGAATAAAGATATAAATAAATAAAAACTTTGTATATGGCCATTACAAGGATATCAAGATCATTTAAAGACATTAGTTTGTCTTTTATACCACATCCAGTGACAAAAGATCTTCCCGTATTAAAAAATGAGAATGCGATTCGTAGATCGGTAAGGAATATTGTAGAAACAATTCCTACTGAGAAATTTTTTGATTCTGATTTTGGGTCTGACGTATATAAAAGTTTATTTGACTTTGTTGATTTTGGTACTGCATCTATTATACAGGATCAAATTAAAACATGTATTGCTAATTTCGAACCCAGAGTAAATAATGTAGGTGTACAGGTTAATCCACAACCTAACGACAATTCATTTGAGTGTACAGTTAGATTTGATATTATTGGTCAAGAATTTCCTTCACAGGAGTATTCATTCATATTAGAAGCAACAAGATAAATGACTCTTACCAAATTTTCAAACTTAGATTTCGATCAAATAAAAACATCGATTAAAGATTATCTTAGGTCAAACACAAACTTTTCAGATTTTGACTTTGAGGGGTCTAATTTCTCTGTTTTAATTGATACTCTTGCATATAATACCTATATCACTGCATTTAACTCTAATTTGATCGTT